AGCCCGGGCAAACGGTTTTGCCTTGCTCATGCCGGCGGCGTGGCCGGCGCCTGCATGGCGCCAGGCGGCAGCATCCCCGCCTCACGCGCCTGGGCCGCTGCCGGCACCGCGGTCGCGGCGATGTCGGCGCCCTGCTTCAGCGCCGCCATGCCGGCCTGCGCCTGTTGCGCCTGGGCCCTCGCCTGGCGGATGGCCTCGACCTCGTCGTCGGTCCTGAGCAGCCGCTGCGGCGCCCTCGAGGCCTCCTTCTTGATCTTCAGGTATTCGTCGCCGTCGATGCGGTCGAGGATCGACGGGTCCATGGCCGCCTGCGCGTACTGCACGGCCGATGTCACCACCATGTCGGAATCGCGGCTTTCGGCGGCGCGCCGCAGGATGTCGAGCGGCGAGGTGAAGGTCGGGCGGATCGGCCTGCCCGCCAGGCTCTGCGGCGGCAGGAACTGCGAGCCCTCCTCGTAGATCCCCTTCTCCTCCAGGATGGCCAGCTCGCGCTCCAGGTTGGCGGCAAAGCCGGCCTGGATGATCGAGCCGGACGGCCCGAGCAGGGCGCCCTTCTCCTCCTGGCGGATCAGCGCCTCGGTCGCCGTCATCTGCGGGTTCTGGACCAGCGCAATCATCGGACGGCCGGACTCGTCGATCAGCCCCGGATAGTGCGCGCCGGGATTAAGGGTGGGGATGTAGTCGAGCTCCGCCTTGGTGGCCAGCGCCGGGTCGGTGGCCTGCTGCAGGCCGCGCAGGCCGGTGCGCCGCACCGCATTGATCTCGCGAACCGTGGTCAGCGCCTCGATGGTCGGGCTGATGCCGTAGCTGTCGTTCTCGTAGCGACGCCAGTTGAAGCAGGCCACTGGGAAGGCCGCAAAGCCGCTTTCCCTGACGATCGCCTCCTCCTCCTCGAGGACATGGTAGGAGACAAAAGCGCTATCGAGATATTCGGTCGCGTCGCCTTTGCGGTAGGTGCGACGATCGTCCCGGGGCTTGATGCACTGGATCAGGCTGAGCTTGGTCAGGCACTTGGCCGGATCGTTGGCCATCTCCTTCACCGACGCCGGCAGCTTGTCGCCGAACTCCTGCGCGCACTGCCTTGCGGTCCTTTCGTACTTGCGGTGGAACAGGTCGACGCGACCCCAGCGGTCGCGGCCGATATAGGCCTCGACCACGGGGATCGAGGCGTAGTGGATCATCGTCGCCCCGAACCCCTCCTCGGCGTAGAGGTAGCCCGGCCCGTAGCGCACGACATTCCTCAGGCACGCCTGGGTGGCCGGCACAAAGTTCGAAGTCGCCGAATAGCGCAGCGTGAACAGGAAATCGCGCAGGTGCTCGGCCCACTCCTTCTCCTCGTCGGTCTCCTCGTCGTTCATCGCCTCGGTCGACAGATTGTGCCACTTGTCGGACTGCGGGATGATCAGGCTCTCCAGCCCCGCCGCCAGGCGGTTGGCGGCCGAGTTGATGGTGTTGTCGTAGACCTGCACCGAACGCCGCTCCGAGCGCTCCGGCTGGGAGCCGAAACCGCGCATCGAGCGGTGCGTGTGGATGTCGGGGCCATCGGGGTCGCAGAAATCGGCGACCTCCTGCCAGACACTCTCGTATTCGCGGCGCTCGGCCTCCAGCTCGTCCTGGCGGGCGAGCACGTCATGCGCGCGGGTGTCGGCCATCAGGGCAGGGTCACGTGTTGCGTTTCCTCACCATCACATACAGCGTGCCGCTGGCTAGATCGAGAACGCCACCTGTTTCGTTCTGGAATCTGACCGACACCACGTCATTGGCGCTGACCCATGCGGTGACGGTGATCCCCTGCAACGAGAGCGAGAAAGCGACATCAACAAAGTCGCCGAGATTGCAGCTAACGGCAACCGTCGTCGTGAACCCTGCGCCATCGGCCAGGCTGACCGGATCTAGGACGGCTTCGGTCTGATAGTTGATGCCATCGGTGATTACATCGTCCACCATGTTGTTTGCCACACGATGAACACGCCCGAAATTCTGGGTCGCATTAACCCAGCCAGCACCACGAATATGCAATCGCTCGACACGAACCCTGGTTGAGCTCGAACCCAACTGGAAACCAGTCGTGACCGGTGCCGGCGACGCAAAGGTCAAGGTCGAATTGTTACCCGTGGCAGTGGCCGGTGCCGACAGGACGAAGCTGTTCATGTCTGCATCAATGGATGCAATGGTCGCTCCGAGTGGAATATTGGTGCCTGTCACCCCCATCCCGACATTGAGGCCCCAGCAGGAATTGACCTGTGTGACAGCCGTGGAGGCGTTGACCGTATCGCATTCTCTCGTGATATTCTGGTTAAGTTCAACACCATCAACATCAACCAGCAAAGCGGTATTGCCTAATGAAATATACGAGGAAGCACCAGATACCTCAGTCAATCCAGCAATAAGACAATCACGAATACGTATTGCACCTCGCAATGCCGCCGTTGTTCCACTGGCCAGCATAACAATGCCGGAGTTGGTACCACCTTCAAACAGACAATTACGGATATCCATACCGGCCCCCTCACTGAACTGGATATCCCGCCAAACACCGTTATAGAAAAGACAGCTTTCGAGTACCATCGACGTGCGCGAACCGGACATGGCCCATTGGCAGTTCAGCTGTGGCCGCTGGTTGGCAATGCTTCCGTTGCGCAAGAACGTCGTGGAACGGACCACGGTCTTCATGCCCGAATTGCTGATGCCATAGCTCCGGTTGTCCGCAACGAGACAGTTCTCCACGACGACGTTGCGGCTATTGACGTTGATTATCAGGCCAGAGGCGTTATCCCGGAACTCGCAGCCCCGGAAAGTGATGAAAAGCGGCAGCGCTATTCCGCCAACGTTCGGCTCGAGGTCGACTCCGTGGATCGGCGAGGTGCCCCCGGCCGTGCTCAACCCGGTGTAGTTGAATTTGCAGTTCTCGAATAACGCATTCTCAACGGAGATAAGGCTCATCGCTCCACGATAGTTGTACTCAGAGGTGCAATTGATCATCGTCAATTGCTGGGTCTTAACACCTGTCCATTCATTAAAGTAAAAACCGTCACACACCGCATAGGACGAATGAACATTCTCAAGGAGAACGCGTTTGCAGGCAAAACAGGCGAGGTTGTGATCGGGGGCCTCGAGGCCGCCATGCGCCTCGACGTCCCCGAAAAGATAAATGTCGGAGATATGGACGTTCTCGCTCTGAAACAGATGGACGAATTGCGCCGACGTTCCGTAGGTTCGCTTGATCGTCGCGCCGTTGCCCTCCAGCCGGAAGCTGGTCTTGCCCGATATCAGGACCGTCGAGTTGACTGCGTAGGTAACACCGGGACGCAGCCGGACGTGGTTGCAAAAGGCAATGGCCGACGTGATGGCCGCAACGTCATTTGTCGCACCGTCGCCCCTGGCGCCAAACATTTCGGGATAAACCGCAGGCTCCGCCAGTTCCCACCAGGTGCCGTCGGCCGACTGTATCTTGCCTTCATGGGACGGCTCGACGCCCACCTTCCTGTAGAGTGCGCCGCCGCCGTCGCCGGCCGTCCAGTGGCCCGCAGTGCGGACATAGTCCGGCGGCGTCTCGGGGTTCCACAGCTCGACCGAGCCCTTCGTTCCGAACGTGTTTTCGGCGATGATGATGGGGCTGACAATGCCGGTGATGGCGGCACCCGCCGCCTCGACTCGGTCTACCTGCTCGTTGCCTTCCTGCTCGACATTGGCGATCGCCTCGGCGGCTGCCTGGTCGATGTCTGCCTCAGCCTCCGCCGCTGCTTCCTGCATCGCCTCGGACGCCGCCTCCATCGCCGCGGTTGCCTCGTCGGCGGCCTGCTGGATGTCGTCCTCGGCGCCGGCGACGATGTCGTCGGAGATGTAGAACGAGATCTGAATGTCGTCGGTGCCGATCACCGGGTCGAGCGTCTGGAAGGCGTAGACCTTGCCGCCGTTGGCCGTGCCCTCCTGGACATGCACCGTGGTGCCCTTGTTGATCGAACGCGGCGACCGCCCGTCGCTGGCTCGATACCACTCGCCGGCACTGGCCCCGTAGATGCCGTTCTGGCGCTGGTCGGCCTGGTCCTTGAGCAGCACCCGGTCGCTCGGCTCGACGGTGATGCCGTCGATGACGAGGAGGCCGCCTGCCGCCGGATTGATGTTACCGGTCGTGGCCACCCGGCAGGGCTCCCTCGAGCCGGCCAAGAGCCTCGAGGTGGAGGTGGGTGGACGGGCCATCAGGCGGCTCCCACGGCTTGCATGTAAACGAGCAGCGCGTTGTAGAAGGCGAGGACCTCGGCGTCGGAGAGGTTGGCGCCGATGTGCGCGGCAGCGAATTGCCGGGTCGAGAAGCCGGAAAACGTATTGGCCGTGTTGATCGCGCCGATCGCAAACGCATACTGCGAGAGTGCATCCGATGCGGGAGTGAGGCCGCCCAGGCTGACGCCGCTGCGAAACGCCGCGGTGGTGGCCGCTGCGGCCCGCCGAACCACGAAATGCCCGCTGCCGTCCGCGTTGGTCAGGCTGCCGGTGTTGGCCGACTGGCTGATGCGCGCAGTCAGCGTCGACGTGCTGCGGCAGGTCAGCAGCGTCTGGGCGACGGCGGCCGCATTGCGGGTGCCCATGTCGACCGCGCTCGACGAAATGTTGGTGCGCGACCACAGGCCGAAGCTGGCGCCGTTCAGCGTGAACAACCCGGCCGCCGTCGACGGCACGAAGCTGGTGTTCAGGTAGCTCGAGATGCCGTTGCCGGTGTAGCCGCGATCAGCCGCGAAAGCCGGAGCCGCGACCGGCGTCAGATTGTAGAGATTCTGTTTCCAGTTGCGCTGCGCCGCCTGCTCGTCGGCCGCGGCAAGCACATAGAGCGCATCGAGCTTCGCCCACACGCCGGCCGTCTTCAGCGCCGCGATCAACGTGTCGATCTGCCGCTTGCGGGTAGTTGTCGGCGGCGTCGTGAAACGGGCAAACAACGCCAGGCTCTCCGCGATGTAGGGATAGTCATCGACGGCATTCCTGGCATGGCGGTTGGCAAGCTGCCGCCAGTACCACCACGGCAAGGAGCCGCGGTTGCGGAACGTGCGCTGCATGCCGCTCATGGCTGCGCCCCCTCCAGATCGACCATGCGCGCCTCAAGCCGGGCAACCGCCGCCTGCAGCGCGACAACTGCTTCCTCCAGCACGGCGAGCCGCGCCTCCCGAGCGGGGTCCGGTGCCTGCAGGGCGGCGACATCTTCCTCCAGCCCCGAAATGCGCGGCGACAGCGGGTCGAGCTGACGACGCCGCGGCTCCTGCAGCGCAGCCTTCGTCACGCGCTCGATCGCCGCCCGCTGGCCCATCTTCAGTTGCGCCATCGCTTAAACTCCCAGCAGAACCCGGCGCTGCGGTGCCTGCTGCCCGGCCACCGCTGCCGGCGCCAGATCAGTCTTCACCGTCCCGGCCGTTCCCTGCCCGGACAGCGCCATCTGCGCACGCTCCCGCTGCTCGCGCTCCCGCACCTCCTCCATGTTGACGGAGGGCACGATCGGCATCGGCGGCAGCGGCGGTGGCTTCGGAGTCGAGAAAAAACACATCGCGGGTCCAATCGTATAAAATAAACGGTTCGCCGTTCATTCCGTAGCAGGGCAGTTCACAGCGCCGTGTGGCGCCCAGATGGCGCAGCAAGGTGTGAGCGGACTTGTGCGACGCCAGCGCCCGCGCTTCACCACGAAGCGCCCCGGCATTGAGGACGTCCGGCATCAGGACTTCGAGACAGAACCGCTTGATAGCCGGGACGCATCGCCACATGCGATGACTGCCCCACGCCCAAATGATCCACAGCCCCGTACGCTGCTCTCTCGCTCCGAAGGCAGCTTCCGGGTTGCCATCGAGCAAAACCGTGTAGGCAAAGCCCAGAAGGGCGCTGTGAGCCAATCCAGCCGGCGTCCAACCCGGGATCTGGCAACTCACCTCGGCGCGGTCGTCAAGCCGCAGGCGGCTAGCAACGTACGAGAGATCCCTGAGGGTGCCGCCGACGATGCGGGCAGGCATTCATTCCTTCCGCTTGAGCGTCTTCCGTCCCGTCTCGGCCGCGACATGGATGTTCACCGACGCTTCCGAGCCGCCGGAACGAACAGTCCAGGTGACGTCTCCGAGCGTCGCCGGCGTGTCGCCGGTGAAGCCCCAGTTCCCCTCGGCATCGGCCACCGTCGTGGCGTTCGGGGCACTGAGTTCAGGATCGCTCCACAACTCGACGTCCGCGTCGGCTCCCGCTCCAATGCCGATGATGTCATGCACGGCCGGGACCGTAGCTCCTTCTTCCGGGCTCGTAATGGTCAACACGCTGGGCTCCGGCTCGGGCTCCACAGGCTCAGTCTCGTCCACGTAAGCCCTCCGATCGCCCTCGCGCCAGCCAAAGCCGCCGACCGAACCCACAGGGCCACCACGGATCATGCCAATTTCAACACCGGCTTCCACCTCTTCGGCCGTCGCCTCGGCCGTTTCATCAAGGTCCGGTTCGGTGCCTTCCTCCATCTGCTTGATGTCGGATACCTCTTCCTCGCCAGCATCCGTCGTCACGATCACTGCCCAGCGCACCGTCATTTCATGTCTCCTGTCATCGTCTGAAATCAGCCAGCGGATCGGCGATCTTCGGCCTGCTCGGACCCTTCGCCATGCGCAGCACCCTGGGCTCGACAACCGCCTCGCGGATCATCATCACGCCATAGCGAGTGGCGCAGTTGTGGACGATCAGCCCGCTCTCGACCGCGAAAGCTTCCGTCTCAGGAACCGCCATGCAGTAGACGTCAGCCGTCCCCGCCTCGCTTACGCTGAGGCACACCGCGCCGAACTCGACCGCTGATAACGCCCGCGCATTGGGGCGAGCAGGTAAGGGTCTTGTCGTAGCGGTTGGATGTGAAAGTGCCGGCGCAAACGATGCATTCCTTCGCGACATTATCGAGCCCGGATACACGCCGCCATTTGGACTTGCAGGCATTGCTGCAAAAGCGCGTCCATCCAGCCATCCGATAGTGCTTGCCGCACTGCTCACAAGTGCAGTCGCGCGGCTCATGCAGGAAGTGAAAGTTTCTTTTGCCCATCTCCGACGCATGCCGCTGGCCTGCCTCGGTCTTGCGCCACTCGGCTGCTGCTGCGATGGCCGCATCCGGTCGCCGGCCGTGGCCCTTGTGGTGCATCGAGAGATGCTGCCGTCCGTCGATCGAGTGGAGGTTTTCGATCTGGTTATTTGCCCGGTCCCTATCGACATGGTGGATGTGGTGACCAGCCTGAACAACGCCGTTGTGATGCTCCCAAACGTCGCGATGAATGAACGCCCTTTTCCGTCGAAAATACCGGCCAAAGCGCTTGTAGGTCTTGCCGTCAAACTCCTGGGTATCGTGGTCGATAACGATGACGCGCATGCCCGGTCCCCGTATTCGCGTGGCGATACGGAAATATGACAGAAATGACCCAGCATATCAAACGCCTTGACCCATCCTTTCGGCGTCAAAAAGCGATGGTTCCCGGTAGCTACGACGACCGATCCGTCCGAGAAATTCAACCTGTAGACCGGCGCTCCCGATCGGGTCTTGCGGCAGTCTCGATATGCGGTCCACCTGTTCCCGACAGTCAGCACGCGTCCTGTCGTACCGGCCATGTCTGCGATGCGGCGAGGGCCGGTATCGGTGACGACCATCGTATCGCCATCCAGGCACATCAGGTCATCCCTGAGTTTGATCACACGCCCTTCGGCCCGGTGATACAGCCGGAATTCCTCGAACCAGTCGTTGAGCGTCGAGAAGACCTTGAACCTGTTCGTCTGCATGCGATCGAGCATCATCATCAGCCCGGCCTCAACCGACACCGAGCCATCCTTGAACTGCGCATGCGTGCCCAGCATCCTCAGCCCGTGCTCGCGATACTGCCGGGCGAGCGCGATGCCGGCGCCCTCCAGCGTCTCGCGATGCCCGTCTCGCGGCCACGCCCATGGCAGCCAGTCACCCCAGGGTTTTAGCGTGATTGCCTGCATGGCCGGCGATTGCTGCGACGCCCGGTAGCACTTGGTGACGAAGATCACGTCGCTCTCGGTGTCGTAGGCGAGCTCGACGGCAGCCGACGGATGGTCCCAGCCGAAGTCGAGCGCTCCGAGACGTGGCCAGAACGGCGGCAGCTTGAAGGGATCGACGGATATTTCCTCTTCAGCGATCGGGAACACACGACCCGATCCCAGCACCGGAATGCCCCTGGCGCGGGCATCGCGCTCATGCAGCGGATAGGCTGCGATGATCGCGGCACGCTCTTGCGGCGTGTAATGCTCCGCGTCGTCGATCGTCATGAAGGTCACATGGCGGCTCATGCGGCCCTCTTGCTTGCCTTCAACAGCCGGTCCACATCATCGCCTGTCAGAAACTGCAGTATGACTTCGGAAAGCCCCAACAGCGGCGTGCAGGTCATGATCGCAATGCCGCCTGTAGCGTTCGTCCTGGTCAGCCCCTCGGTGTAGATGTCGAGTGGAGGCTCTTCATCGCACCACACGCCTTCCAGTGTCTCGCCCTGCCACTTCTCGCGGCCCCGCTCGTAGCTCTTGAACGCCAGCACCGAACGGCCCTGTTGCACGTCGGCGCCGCCGCCATGCTTGACCACGACGCTGTCAAGCCCGTTGGGAACGCCGCGGCCGGGGATGACAGTGACGATGGCATCGCCGGGGATCATGCCGGTTCCCCAGGCTTCGGATTGCTGAGGCGGCCCAACCAGGATGCGCTGGGGATTGTCGCGAGTGCTCTCGCCGGTCACGCCAGCCGCCCACATGCGAACCGGCCTGTCGAAGGTCTTGCCAACCCACCAAGTTGGATAGCGTCCGGTGAGGTGCATCGCCCATTCAGCGCCGCCGGCTAGCGTTTTGCCGAGCTGGTTGCCGGCAAGGAACAGCCGCTCACGATGGACGGCGCCTGCGGCGTGGAACTCGGCCTGCTTGCGATAGGGACGGTACGTGGCGAGCTTATTCCTCGTCCTTCTCCGTTCCGTCTCCTCGAGCAGCTGCTGCAACTCCAGCTTTTCCGAGTAGCTCAGTGATGCGAGCATCTATCGCCTCTTGCGGCGTCGTTTGCAGGGTTCCGGAAAGGTTCATGTCGACGCGATCGCCGTATTTCTTCGGCGCCAGTTTGGAGGCGCGCCACTGCCGAGCCCAGATGCGCAGTTTGACCGCTTGCCAGTCTTCCGGCGTAGCCTTGTCGGCCATGTCGATGCAGGCATCTATCTCGAAGTCCTGCTGCGCTTCCCGCGCATGCGCAATACGCGTGGCAAAAACCGGGTCCCGCCCCATCCATCGTATGACAGTAACCCGATCCGGCATGCCCTTGGCGGAGCAGACTTTGATGAGACTTTCGCCGTTCATCAGCCCTTCGCAAATGCGGTCGGCGAGTTCCTCTCTGTAGATGGATGGCCGACCGATCATTATCTAGGATCAACCATTTCCCGGGCCGTGGAGGCACCCTACGCGCGATCTTGCGTCAGGGATGATGGATTTCCCCTCCGCCACGAAATGCGCGCCCACGGGGCTCCTGTAAGGCCCGACGCCAGCGGCTCGAACGATGACCGG